GGGAGCACGAAGATTACTTATCAAGTAAAGGCAGGGCTTATGGCTAGCGTTCCTATATCAAAAACCGACCTAAGGAATATAATTTCCCAACTGGAGAATTATATTTCCCTAGGTGGGAAAGTGACAGCACCGACCGACACAAGCCAGCGGAACAAAATCCGTATGGCTACCGTGCTCAAGCGGAAGCTGGAAAAGAAACTATCATTATCAGAATAAAATTATGAATGATTCATTTATACTATACGCATCAGACTATCAATTAATCGAGGGGCTTACGGATGAGCAACTCGGGCAACTGACTCGGGCACTCTTCATCTACGCAAGGGATGGAGAGGTTATCAACCTAGAACCAGTGGTACGTATGGCTTTCGTTTTTATCAAAGACAAGATAGACCGAAATCAAGCCAAGTATCAGAAGAAATGCGAACGGTTGCGAGCCAACGCACAAAAACGTTGGGGAATGCAAAAGGATGCAAACGATACAGAAGCATACAACCATATACAAAAGCATACAAAAGAATGCAAAAGTATGCAATTGCATACAAAAGGATGCTTATATGATAGTGATAGTGTTAGTGATAGTGAAAGTGATAGTGAAAGTGATAGTGAAAGTGATAGTGAAAGTGATAGTGATGTTTCTAACGAAACAGATATATTAGAACCTTCTAAAGAAGGTATTCTGAGTGCATCGGTCAAGACCGAAGCACCTGCTGGCGGCAAGGTTTCGAAATCTCAGAAAATCGACTACGCAGGCATCAAGGAATACTGGAACCGCAAGCATTATGAGACGAAGAGCGTGATGCCACCTATTACGCTTATGACCGAGAACCGCAAGGTAATGGTCAAGGCAAGGCTACGCCAGTGTAAGGGAGACGTGAAAATTCTGTACCGGGCAATTGACATCGCGATGGCTTCTGACTTTATGAACGGAAACAACAAGAAGGGATGGGTTAGCAAGTTTGACTGGATATTCGGCAATGAGCAGAACTTCGCCAAGGTGCTGGAGGGAAACTTCAACAACACCGAGCCAGCAGCAAGCCAGCAGCCGCAATCGGCAGAAGCCAGGGCGCAGGATCCAGCGGCAACGTCAAGACTGAGCATCGGGGAACGCTACGAGCTAGCCAAGCACCGACAGCCAGAATCCCAGCAGAGCAAGGACAACAAGTTCCTATGGGTAATCCAGCAGAACCTTGCCGACTTGAAGAAGAACCCAAGGAACAAGCCTGCCAAGGATTCACTGGCGAGATTCTACGAGGAGGGAGTTCTGCAGCGGCTGGGCATCGACTGGAAGCCCGAAAAATAACGAATGAGGGTAAAATAAGCCGCTCTGAGCCGTTTTTACGCTTCAGGCGGTAAATTATAAGGCAAACAGATTTTAAACGCTTAAAACGAAAGAATTATGGCAAGATATGCACTTAGAAACCAACAGAAGATAAAGGAAGAATACGGAACTTCGGTGTTGGAGAGAATGAAAGTATCGTTGGACGCTTATTTTAAGGCTGACGACATCAAGCCGGAGGAATGGGAAACGAACGAACCATACCCGATAATCTCAATTGACGACAAGGGGCACTCGTTCGGGCTTATCTGCTTTTACGTGACTAGTGTTGTTTATGATGTGTATCACCTAGCGTTCAAGGAGTTTATCAGCTGAAAGTAAAACTAAAATTCAAATAAACGAAAGAATTAAGGAGGGATAGAAATGAAGAAAATCAAAAGCAAGAATGTTCAGAACTATGTTATGAACGACATGGTGTTTAAGGTTGATGTTCCAAGGCTCTTGAAAGAGATAGCTGAGTGTTCAAAAAGCACTCCTTATCCTGTGACTTTTACGATTTTGACACGTGTACTTGGGATACTCACTGAAAGAGCTATTGAGATAGATGACCCTGCTCTTAACATCATTATGATGCATCTTGGGCTATATGAAGGAGTGCACGATAAGAACGCAGGTGAGGTTATATCTAGATTACGCAAGTTGATTGCTGATAATCAAAAATCGGGGGAATAGCAATGAATGAATTATTTTTTCACGAATGCAGAGCCGCTGGTCTTGTGTTCAAGACCTCGGACGACTGGTTCAAATGGCTGACCGATAACAGCTACGACATCAAGAAGCCGGTTGCAGAGCACGAAGGCTTCAAGTACACCATCAAGGATTTCTGCATCAATCCGCACGTAATCGAGTATTCTGTAGAGGGTGCAGACAACTGGGGATGGAAGGTGACGACCGCCAAGACGCAGTTCGGCTGGATATGGGGGTTCAGTATTCAGAACGGAAAGACCGGGTATGACAGCCCGGTCGGCTACCCGAGCAGATATGATACTCTCAGCATCTTCTACGGCAGTGAGGCAGAAGCGGTTCAGGATGCACTGACCTACATCATCGGCTACCTTTCGGAGAAGGCTGGAACCAAGAACGTCAGCCTTCTCATCTGGGCAGCAAAGAAGAAGCGGGCAGACATCGTTCATCCACAGATGGAACTTTTTAAATAGTTATCTATGAACAGAGTTAATAATATCATACTTGTCCGTGAATGCGGTCTTCATCATCTGTCAGTTGGCGACAGAGACATCTGGCTGGCAGATGATGAGGTAAAGGCTCTAGAATGAATCCTAAAGGATTACAATGCGGACACGAACAATTTTAAACGCAGTTGAAAATGAAGAAGATAGAAATTATCACGGACAGCCACCGCCACCACGTTTACGTTGGCAACACCGACTTCTGGCTCGACACCCTGGAGCTGGTGGAACTGTACAAGAAACTGGGACGCACCAAGCTGTAACAGACAAAAGAAACAAGAGTAACAAACAATAAAAAACATTCAGATTATGGAACAGAAAGATTTTGATATTTACGAGATTTTGAAGGGTGTGCCTGTTGGCACTAAGTTATATACGCCAATGTGCGGAAAGGTTGGATTCGCTTATCTTGCAACCAACAAGGAAGCAGGGGAAGCAATCTGGACTACGGACAAGAACGGAGAGTACACCTACAACAAGAACGGCAGATGGATGGAGGGAGGCGAAGTAATGCTTTTCCCATCCGATAGAATGAGAGACTGGAGCAAGTTTGCCTGGAAGAAGGGAGACGTTCTTATTACCGAAGATGGTAATGCGCATATTATCTTCGAGAAGTTTACGGATGGTACTTACACAATTTTTGCTGGTAAGTATTATTATTGCAAAAATGGCAAGAAAGGATATACTTACCTCAGAGAATGCGATAACGCCATAACAGAAGAATTCACTCTAGAAACAGAGGATGCAGCCAAGACCTACATCGGATTCATCGAGAAGCGATTAGGCGGAAAGCTGAACCGTGAGACCCTGGAGATTGAGAAGCCAGCGTTCGAAATCGGAAAACTCTACGTTTTCAACGAGGAAGACGAGGACGGAGAGCTGACCATAATCGGCAAGCTCATCGGCAAGGACGAGAGCGAGGACACGCTGAGATTCGGCAACCAGTACGAAATCGAGAACGAGAAGTTCGTGACCGACCAAGCCTTCGACCTGCGTATCAGCGTACACGATGAACTTCGAGAAGCAACAGAGGGCGAATCCGTCACGTTCCAAGAGGCTTGCACCCTATGGGAGAAGAGCAAGGAGCAGCCACCATTCAAGCCTTTCGACAAGGTGCTGGTAAGGAGCAGAGGGAAATGCAAGTGGATACCAGCGTTCTTTGTCCGTGACCGTGGAGAGGACTTTGCGTGGAGATACAAAGTCTTGCCTATCCACAGCGGAAAAGTAGCTGACTTCGCCAGCTGCATCCCATTCGAGGGACACGAGAACATCGCCTTCACTGACTACGACATCGAGAACCTACCATTCTAAGGCGTATGGCGAGCGAACTGTGCAAGGCTTGCGAGGGAGGGCGGAACTGCATCAACGGCAGGTACTGCCCAACTCGCAGGCGATATGTTGAACACCAGGACATCAAGGAATGCAATGGGAAGAAAGAAGAAATACACTGACGAGGAACTCAAAGAGCACAATCGTGAGAGAGCACGCAGATACTACGTCCTACACCGTGAAGAAATGATGAGGAGAAACCGGGAATGGAGAAGGGCGAACCCCGACAGAATCAGAGAGTACGGAAAAAGGCAGCGTATAAGGCGCAACGTCTCTCAGTACAACTCGGAGTATTACCGCAAGAACCGACAGAGATTGATTGAGCTTGCGAGCGACTGGAGAAAGGCGAACCCCGAAAAGGTCAAGGGCTACAACGACAAGCAGAAGAAGCTGCGGAGAATTGAAGCCGAAAGAAAGAAGCTGGATAGGGCAAGCCTGGAAGCGCAGGCTTCCATTTTCCGTGATCCGCAGGCGGCAGAGCACTTCAAGTGGCTTGCAGAGCGTGTAAGGAGAAAGAAGAAGCAATCCTTGCTCCAGGCAGCAAGATAAGTACTTAACCAGCGAATGAATGCCGCAAACGGCAAACAATATAAAGTTTAACACATTTGAGACTGTATCTTTGCGCTCAATGCATTCGCTTAATAATTTTTTAATCTGACAGCTCGGAAAGACGAGAGTCGTCCGGCATTCATTCCGATAAAAAGAAAGCGAGGTGGAACACGAAGAAATAGAAGAAATAACAGAAGACAGCTAAGTGCAGGAATCCCGAAACAAGGAACATCGGGAACTTCCTGCAACCAAAAGAGGGAGTGTTTGTAGGATAAACTCATTCGGTACGAGATATTCTTTATTTTGCAAATCGCCAGGCACTCCCTCGATTTTTCCGTTTCAAGCCTGCAAGACGATGAAAGGAGAAGGGACTATAGGGTAGAGGATAGGAATAGTAGGGAGCTAGCGCACAAGCGCACACAAGCGCACACACGCACGTAGGACTCCTCAACCCGAACAACTACCCACAGACACAGAGATAGCGGCTTAGAACGAAAATTTCAAGAAAATAACAGAAAAAGAAAATCAAAAATAAAACAAAAGTAAAACGAAATGGAAAAAGGAACAGTTATAATCGGAATCGACCCCGACAACCAAGAGAGCGGTGTCGGAGCAGTATTTGACGATAGAAAATTCTTAGCCTACAAGATGAACTTCCCGGCTTTGATAGATTACCTCAAGGCAATGAACGAGAGCTGCAAAAAGGTTAAGGTCGTCATTGAAGGCGGCTGGCTCAACAAGAGCAACTGGCACGTATTAGGCAGATTTATGACGGCAGTCAAGGCAGCTGCAATTGGACGCTCAACCGGGATGAACCATCAGACCGGAATCCTTATCGTAGAATGCTGCGAGCACTACAATATCCCCTACGAGATAATCAAGCCGCTGAAGAAGTGCTGGAAAGGCAAGGACGGAAAAATAACACAAGACGAAATCGCCTACTTCATCAGCTCAGACGGAAAGCTCCCGAGAATGAACCAAGACCAGAGAGACGCACTACTCCTCGCCTGGGTGTGTGCCGGATACCCGGTCAAGGTTAAGCCAAAGTCACAGACAACCCTGCAGAAGACCATCAGAGCCTTTGACGGATGGAATGTTGATAAAAGTTAAAAGTGCACGAAGAACGAACAACTAAAGCGAAAAAGTCGTATCTTTGCGCCAATGTTTACCAAATAAGCATTAATTCGAACTTAAAACAAGAAGAAAATGAAAACAGAAGAAATCGCACTATCGAGGGTCAGCGAGAATGAGGCGAACCCTAGGGAGATAAGCCAAGCGAACTTTCAGAAGCTGGTGCAGAGCATCATCGTGTTTCCACGAATGTTGACCCTGCGACCGATTGTTGTTGATGAGACATTCCACGCACTGGGTGGAAATATGAGACTGAAAGCCTTGCAGCATATTGTCACGATGGATGAAGCAAGCATTCAAGTGAAGTTGGATGCAGAGCAGCGTCTGTCCGATGAGGAGCAATCCGCATTGATGGAGTACTGGCAGGGATGGCAGCAGCAGCCAACAGTTACCGTGGTGAGTGCATCAGACTTGACGGAAGCACAGAAGCAGGAGTTTATGATTAAAGACAACCTATCCTTCGGTAACTGGGACTTCAACGACCTGGCGAACCGATGGGACAGCGAGGGGAACATCGTGTACAAGTACAATGGAGCGAAATTTTAAAATCAGAATCGTATGCCACAAGGTAATAACAACAAACATCGAGCGCAGAAAATCGACATCGAGAACCGCTTGCAGATTATCGCACCCTTATACCGCAAGGGATGGACGGAGCGGGAAATCACGGCAGAGGTTCGCAAGCGTCTAGACAGACCGAAATACAATCAAGCGCACTGCGACATTCAGCGGTTATTGAAGGAGTGGAGGGAAGAGAGACTGACCGACACGGACGAAAAGATAACCAGCGAGGTTGCAAGGTTGAAGTTGGTGATACGTGAAGCCTGGGAAGCCTGGGAGAAATCCAAGGAAGACTACCACGGCAAGACACAGACGCAAGTCGGACTTCCAAACGAGAATCCTGCAACTGGGCAGGTAACGATGGAGACCGTCAAGGCGATAATGTACGATGCTGAGAAGCGAGGGCTCGGAGACCCAAGGTATCTTGACATCATCCTAAAAGCTGAGACGCAAATCTGCAAGCTGCTCGGACTGGATAAGGTCGTTCTTGATTTGAACGCAGGCTTCCAAGGCGGCATCGAGGTACGTTACATCAACTCGGGGCACGAGTGTGCATCCAGCGAGCAGGAAGTAATCGAGCGTGAGGGATTGGATAAAGATTAATTTTTGTTTTAAGTTTTATTGTTTGTAAGAATGGCACTATTTGACGTTATTGGTGAACTGTATGCCCCGAATGCGGACGTGAAGCCAAGGTTTCTCGTGAACCAAGGAGGCACGTCCTCGGGGAAGACATACACCATTATGCAGCGTCTTATAGTGCTTTCTTTTGAGCATCCGATGGCAATTATCACGGTGTGCGGTCAAGACCTCCCAAACTTGAAGGTGGGAGCCATGCGAGACCTCGACACCATCCTGCACACAAGGGCAGAGCTTCTTGACTGGTTCAAGAACAACAAGAGCGACAGCAGCTACAGAGGTAAAAACGGCTCAATCATCGAGTTCAAGAGTTACCAGGATGCGCAGGATGCCAAGAACGGTAAGCGAGACTACCTGTTCGTGAACGAGGCGAACGGTGTGCCCTACGAAGTGTTTTGGCAGCTTGCAATCCGAACCCGAAAGCAGGTGTTCATCGATTACAATCCAAGCGCAAGGTTCTGGGTGCACAACAACATCATCGGAAGGGATGACTGCCGTTTGATACTGAGCGACCACCGAAACAACCGATTTCTGACTGAGCAGGAGCACAAGAAGATTGAGAAGATTGACGACCCCGAGCTGTGGCGAGTATATGCGCGTGGACTGACTGGAAAGATAACCGGGCTTATATTCACCAACTGGGGCATCGTTGACAAGCTGCCACCAAGGGAGGAGTGGAAGATGGAGTGCAGGGGTATGGACTTCGGATTCACCAACGACCCGACAGCACTGGAGCACCTTATATTGGCGCACGGAGAGTTATGGGTGGACGAGGAAATCTACCAGCCCGGACTGACGAACGAAGACATCGCAGACCGATGCAAGGAGCAAGGACTGACGAAACGAGACCTTATCATTGCGGACTCGGCAGAGCCTAAGAGCATTCAGGAGATACACAACCAAGGGCTGTGGATAATAGGAAGCACCAAGGGAGCGGACAGCATCAACAACGGCATCGACATCTTGAAGCGTTTCCGCATCAACATAACAAGACGAAGCCACGGCATCATCGAGAATATGCAGCAATACAAGTGGAAGAAGTCAAGGGATGGAGAGACCACGAACCAGCCTATAGACGCATTCAACCACGGCATAGACGCAATACGATACGTAGCCTTGAAGAAGTTATCCGTAGCAAGCCACGGAACGGCTAGGGCGCACGTATTGAGACAATAACTACGACAAAATTATAAAGCGTATGGATAAGAACACTACATTCAAGTACTGGCTGGCAGTGGCAAGGCACACAAGCTATAAAATCGGCAAGCAGCCACGACCAGCTTTTGTCGGGGAGAAACAAGTTCCCGACAACCTCAACCAGCTATCCATCGGGCAGCTGATTGACCTTTCCCAGCTATCAGACAGCGAGGAAAGTCTGTATCAGATAGTGACAACCGTCCTCGGTCTGAGCCACAAGG